GCCGGCGGACATGGATCCGGGGGTGGCGATGCGTTCGCCGTCGCGGAGCATGGCGAGCCCTTCACCGCCGGGGGTCGGCGCCCGGAACGTGCCGCCGCTGTGGAAGTACGGGATGTCCGGGGTGGACAGGGTCCAGCCGCCGATCTGGCCGAGCGGCCCGGCGTTGATCGTCGGGAGCGTGATCGAGAAGTTGTTCCACTTCTCGATCACCCAGTTGAGGGCGCCACGGAACGCGTCCTTGATGCCGTCGAACATGCCCTGAGCGATGCCCCAGATCCGGCCGGGGAGCCCGAGGAAGAACCCGACGAACGTCTCGACCTTGTCGACGATCCAGTCCCACGCCCCGGAGGCGACGCGCTTGATGCCCTCCCACAGGTTCCCCCAGATCGGCTCGAGGAACGCGCCGATCCCGGTGATGATCGCGAGGATGCCGTTGATCGCGGCCTCGACGATCCCCTTGATCGTGTTCCACAGGCCGGCGGCGATCTCCTTGAGCCCGTTCCACACGCCTTCCCAGTCGCCGCGGAACAGGGCGGCGAACGTGTCCCAGATCCCCTTGATGGTGTCGAACAGGCCGGACAGGGCGTCGAGGACACCGCCGACGAACCCGGACAGGAAGTCGAGGATCTGCTGGCCGTGGTTGGTCCACGCCTCCTGGATGAACCCGACGATCTGGGTGGCGACGTCGCCGATGGACCGGAACGCCCCGGACGCCGACTCGATGACGGTCTGCAGCTTGCCGACGTTGCCGGACACGCCCTGCCCGTCTGAGTTGCCCTGGAACCAGCCGGAGACGGTGTTGAACGCGCCAACGACGCCGTCGATGACGGGGCCGACGGTGTCGCCGATGGTCTGGATCCCGGCCTCGAACGACGGCCCCCACTCGTCCCACTTCTCCGAGATCAGGTCGATGCCCTGGCCGATGGCGTCGAACGCCTTCGTGGCGAGCGGCTCCAGCTTGACCATCACCTTGTTGGTGAACTGCTGCCACTTCTCGGAGAAGTCGGCGGTGTCGGCGGCGGCCTGGTTGATGCCGCCGCCCTGGCCGAGCGACGCGAGTAGGTCGTCGTAGGACAGCTTGCCCTCGCGGATTAGCGCGGCGAACTGCGGGCCCGCCTTGGCGCCGAGCTGTTCGACGGCGTAGTTGGCGGCGGCGGTGTCCGACGGGGCGCCCTTGATGATCGACGTGAAGTCACGCAGCCACGTGCCCGCGTCCTTGCCGTCCTTGGCGGCTTCGCCGAGCGCCTTCGACAGGCCGGGCATCACGTCGGACGCGTCGATGCCCGCCTTGTTGAGGGTGCCGAGCAGAGCGGCGGATTCGCCGAGATCGAAGCCGAGCGCCCGCAGCTTGACGCCGTTCTCGGCGAGAGCGCCGGTGAGGTCCTCGAACCCGATGCCGGTCTTCTGGGTGACGGTGAACAGCTGGTCGAGGGTCTGTCCCTGCTGGTCCGTCGACACGTTCCAGTTGGTGAACAGCTGGGCGGCGGTCTCGACGTTCGTCGCGACGTCGGTGCCGGTGATGCGGGACAGGTTGATGAGCTGCTCGGAGCGGGCGCGCAGCTGCTCGCCGGTGAGGCCGAGCGTCTGGTTGAGGCCGGCGATGGCGTCACCAGCGGACCCGAAGTCGGTGGGGACGTCCTGGACGACCTGACGGAAGTCGTCCTGGAGGCCGGCGAGCTGGTCGCCGGTGGCGCCGGTCTTGAGGGTGATCTTGTCGAACTGCTCGTCGAACGAGCCGCCGAGCTCCACGAGGCCGGCACCGGCCACGGCGATGCCGCCGCCGAGCGCGGCGATGCCGACTCCGGCGGCGGCGCCCATCCCGCCGATCTTCGAGCCGAGCCCCGAGAAGATGCCGCCGTGCTTCTCCGCTGAACGGCCGAGCTTGCCGAGGTCGCCGTCGGCCTGGTTCACCGCGATGGTGAGCCCCTGGGCGTTGCCGTTGATGTCGATCGTCAACGCCTTGGTCGCAGCCACCGCTCACCCCCTCTTGCTGTAGAGCCACACGCCGCCGATAGGCGGCATCTCCTCGAGCTGGTCGAGGTAGGCCTCGATCTGTGCGTACGTCAACCCGCCCTCTTCGGGTGGGGTGGTGACGTCTCTCGGGTGGAGGCCGAAGTAGTAGGACAGGTACGGCCACGCCTCGTCGGGGAAGGGCGTGGCCGTCACGCTTCCGGGGCGTCCTCGTCGAGGTCGGGGATGACGAGGTCCAGGTCCGGGGCGGCGTCGAGGAGGTCGTCGTTCGTCGGGAACTCGGCGAGGACCTGGCGCCACGACAGGCCGGGCTCGCCGTTCTTGCGGCGGGCGATCCACCACAGCAGCAGCAGCGTGTCGCCGGCGACGGCGTAGTCGCCGGACAGGATCGCTGGGATCACCGCCGAGATGGGGGTGCCGAGCTGGCGGCGGGTGATGTCGTCGTCGGCGGGGCCGAGCTTCGATGGCCACAGCTCGCGGCGTTCGCCGCCGATGGTGATGGCCAGGTACGAGCGGCGGGCCTGTTCCTTGCGGGCCTTGGTCTCGTGGCGCGGTTCGGCCTTCGGTGTGGGTGCCTTCGCCATGTTGTCCCCCGATGTTGATTGGTCAGATGTTCAGGTCGGCGGCCAGGCGTTCGATGGCCCGGGTCCACTGCTCGACGATCTCGTCGCGTTTCTCGGCGATCGCGTCGTTGACGGCGTACGGGCCCTGGCCCTTCACGCCCGGTTCCCACGTGGCGCCGACCCACTTCGGGAACTGCGGGCCGCCGTCGGTGGGGTGGCCGAGGTCCTTCATGTGGAGGGTCCAGTCGAGGTACCAGCCGGACCGGCCCTTGCGGCCCCACAGGGCAGCGACGGCGAACGGGACCTTCTTCGAGTTGGCGACCCGGATGCGGATGCCCTTCTCGACGTTGGAGCCCTTGATCTGTGGGGCTGCCCGCCGGTGGATCCCGCCGAGCGCCTCCGCTTTCGCCTGAGCGGCGGCGGCGATCATGTCGGCGGCGTGCTTGTTCGCTGCCTTGAGGCGCTTCTTGAGCTCGCCGGCTTGCTCCGGGTCGAGGCGGCGGATCTCGCGGCGCACCTGGCGGATGTCGGGTCGGGGCACGACCTTGAAGTCGTACCCCGACGACACGCCGCCGGGGCCTTGGAACTGCGGCATCAGGGAGTCGAGTCGGAGTTCACCGCCACGATGGTGATGGCCGCGGCGTCGGTCGAGCCGAGCACCTCGAACGCCAGGGGCTGCATCACGAGGTCCCGGTTGCCGACCTTCGGGGTCTCGCCGGTGAGCATGATGTTCGCGGTGACGGTGATCGTGTTCGACCCGACGGTGCACACGAGCGACAGGGCGCCCTGGGTTCCGGCCTTGTAGCGGGCGTACTGGGTGAAGTTGTCCTCGAGCTCCAGCTGGATGTCGCCGCCGAGGGTGCGCAGGTCCTTCGAGACCTGCTTCGCCCCGAGGGTCGAGGACCCCAGGTAGTAGCGGTCGCTGTTGAGGTTGTTGGCGCCCTTGAGCTTCACGGACTCGACGTTGACCGACCCGCCGTAGATCGACAGGGCGACGTTGGTGCACTTCACCGGGATCAGGTTCGACGGGTACGACACCGACGCCGCGGCGGTGTTTGTCGCCTCCGACTTGGCGGTGACGTCGATGGCGGCGGTGGCGATCTTGCCCTTCTCGAACGCCATCTCGTAGCCGTCGATCATCGCCGACGTGTACGTCTTGGTGCGGGCGGTGCCGGCGGTGTCGGGGACGGCGACCTGCATCGTGTACGACGGGAGCGGTTCGCCGGGCGTGAACGTGTGGGTGTAGGGCCCGGCGCCGGTCGTGACGAGCGTGCCGAGGCAGCCCTCGAGCAGGGCGATGAACCCGGCGTGGTCGTAGAGCTCCATCTGGACGGAGCCGCCGTACTTCTCGTTGCCGGTGCCCGCCTGGTTGGTGTCGCGGAACAGGCGGTTGTTGATGATCGCCTCGGACTTGAGGATCTCGGGGCCGCCGCCGAGCGACTCGCCGAGGATCGGCACGAACTTGTCGACCGTGACCGGGGTACCCCAGGTCGTCTCCTTCTTGAAGCCGAACGCCAGGCCGAGGCCGGTGCGGGGGTTGGTGGCCATAGGGTCCTCCAGGGACGCGAAGAAGCCGCCCTGGTGTGGGCGGCTTCACGGTGGGGTGGTGGTTGGTCGGTGGGTCAGGCGGTCGGCGTGTCGCTGTCGCGCTTCGCCGCGGTCTTCTTCGGCGGGTCGACGGCCGACCAGTTGTCGGGCTGCTCGAGCAGCCCGACGGCGACGGCGTCGGGGACCTCGACGGTGGCGCCCTGCTCGACGGTGATCCCGGCGGCGGGCACGTCGATGGACGGGTAGGGGCCGTGGTAGGTGAGCTTCATGGCGGGCCTCACTGGTAGCGGGTCGCGGCGTCGATCTCGCACAGGTAGAACGAGATGCAGCCCTGTTTGGTGCGGTACGTGTTGGGGCCGTCGATGCGCATCTGCTCGCCGAAGTCCTGCAGGCCGGGCAGGTCGTTGAGGGTCGGGTAGTCGGCGAGGGTGTCGTCGATGGCGGTGAGCAGCTCGGCGGCGCGGGTCTCGGTGTCGGCCGGGTCGGTGTCGCCGACGAGCCCGGCCTGGACGACGACGGTCATCGTGAAGTCGTCCTGGCGGTGGCGGCGCCCGGACTTCATGTGCGGGACCTCGGTGTTGCCGTCGCAGCCGGCGACGAAGATGCTGTCGGCTTCGAGCATGTCGCCGGGCCAGCCGTACTCGACCTGGACGCCGGCGAGCGCCGGGTGGTCGCGCAGCAGCTGGATGAACGCGTCCTTGACGAGGTGGCGGATGTTGGTGGTGGGTTCGGCCATCACGCGATCCCGGGGACGCGGTGCATGACGCCGGGGCGGGTGAGGATCTGGTCGAGCGACATGATCCCGGTGGGGCGGCCACGTTCGGGGTCGGGGGTGGAGAGCCGGATGGTCTGGCCCTCGAACGTGGTGGAGATGGCGTTCTCGGGGATCCCGGAGCCACGCTCGAACACGCGGCCCCGGATCCACTTGAGCGCCTCGCGGCGCAGGTCGGCGGGCGGTGCGTCGAAGCCGTGCTCGTAGGCGACGGCGACGTTGAGCTCGTCGCCGGTCGCTGCGGGAAACACACCGGACTCGGCGACGACGACGCCGTGCGGGAGCAGCGAGAAGTCGGCGGCCGTCTGGGCGACGCCGTCGTACTTCACGGAGATCACCGAGCGCGGCCGGGGCCAGGTGAGGGTGTGGGTGGAACGGCCGGCGCCGTTGAACAGGTCGCGGTGGTAGCGGCGGACGAACGCCACCCCGCAGATCCCCTCGACCATGTCGGCGAACTCGTCCCGGACTTCGCGAAGCAGCGACACCGGGTACTTGCTGATGTCGTCGAGGCCGCGTTCGCCGCGGATCTCGGGGATGGTGACGTAGTGCCCGCCGACGACCTCGACCTCGTCGGTGTACACCTGCTGCTGGCCGGACACGGTGCCGGTCCAGGTGACGGTGAGCCGGTCGAGCTGAGAGGTGTGGGTGGTGGTGAGCGGTGCCGTGTACACGCCGATGCCGGCGTCGGTGACGGTCAGCGCAGCGAGCGCGGTGCCGTCCTCACGGGAGACGGTGCAGGTCGGGGTGCCGGTGGCGTCGGCCGGGGTGTCGCCGTCGGTGTCGACGAACGTCGGCGAGGTGAGCGTGACCGCGCTGTTCTTGGCGACGCGCAGACGCATCGGCGATCACCCCTTGTCGGATTCGACGTAGATCCGGCCGTACTGGAGGTTGCGGGCGACGGCGTCCACGGAGCGGACATCGACGATCGGCATGAGCGCGGTGGTGGCGCCCGGGAGGGTGGCGGTCGAGGAGACGACGGCGCCGGTCCTGGCGGTGATGTCGCGGATCTGGCCGACGATGGTGGTGCCGCCGGCGACGCAGTCGATCCACATCTCGTAGACGTGGCCGATGGTGAACGCGATGCCGGTGTCGGCGACGGTGGACGAGCCGCCGGCGGTGGAGGTGATGAACTGCCAGTTGGTGTCGGCGGCGCCGCCGTTGACGGAGCACCGGTTGAACACGGCGGCGTGGGCGCCGGTGACGCGGTCGGTGCCGACGCCGGCGGTCGCGGAGATGAGGCCGACGTTGATGCGGGATCCGGTGCTGGCGCCGGTCGCGTTGTAGGAGGCGTCGGGGAACCGGACGCGGGCGTGGAAGTGGAACCCGGCGAACTCGTCGGCGGCGGCGCCGCGCAGCCAGTAGCCGGTCGAGTTCGAGTTCATCGACGCGGAGACGCCGGCGCCGCCGGCGGACACGACGTTGCCCCAGAAGCCGGTGGTGCCGACGGCCGGGGTGGAGTGCGTCCCGGCGGACGCGGAGCCGTTGGCGCCGATGCCCTGGGTGCGGATCGTGGTCGAGTTCGTGGGGGTGATCTCGACGTAGCTCTTCTCGACCGGCGTCGGCCGGGTCGGGGAGCCGGTGAGGCCGATGCCGCGCATCAGGTGCCGTCCCCGGTGACAAGGCTGTGGACGGTGGCGGTGCCTGCGGCGACGATCCCGTAGAGGGCGTCCGACGGCGCCATCTCGACGGTGAGCGCCTGGCCGGGGTCGAGCTGCAGCCCGGTCGAGGTGGTGACCGTGTCGGCGGTGCCGATGTACACGGCGACGGCGCCACGGTTCTGGATGGCGGCCCGACCGGACCCGGAGGTCAGGAGGGTAGCGGTGGTGGTGACGGACGTCTGCGCCATCAGCGTGCCTTCCTGGTGCGGGCCCGGGTGGTCTTCTCGACCGGGCCCGGGGTGGCGGTCTCGACGGGCGCCGTGGCCGGGGTCTCGGCCGGGGCGGCGTCGGTGACCTCGGCGTCGGGTGCGGTCTCGCGGATGCGGGCGGCGACCCGGTCGGCGGCCGCCTGGTCGCCGCAGGCGAGGTGCCCGGCGTAGGCGCGCTTGCGGGCGGCGAGCTCGAGGTCGGGGTCCCCGGCGGCGGCCATGAGCTCGCCGGCGAGGATCTTGTCGACCGCGGTGACGCGGTGGTCGCTCATGTGGGTCGGCCTTTCGGGTAGATCTGGTGCCGCCCTTTCCAGTCCGTCAGGTACTGGATCGCGGCCTGGAGTACTTGGGGGTCATCGCTGAAGTGGCCAAGGGCGGTGTTGCAAGACGCGCAGAGGATCCCCCGCACGCATTTCCCGCATGAGCGCTGTCCGGAGCAGCAGGCGTGATCGTGATCGACAGCGATCCGGCCGGTGCCAGTGGTCTTCGTGAACAGGTCACGGCAGATCGGGCACCGCCACTGCTGCTTGTTGAGGATCTCGTTGAACTCGACCTCGGAGAGGCCGTACTTCGTCTTGATCCTCGACCGCCACGCGATCTGTGGTGAGGTCGGGCGCTTGCTCGCGCACGACGCCGAACACCACTTGGTGTCCTTCCTCATGTGCGAGATATCCGCCCCGCACGCCTGACAAGTGCGCCCGGCCTTCGGGTTGTTGCGCTGGTAGAGCGCTCTCTGCTTGCAGTTCGGCGAGCAGTACTTCTGCCGGTTCTGGTTCGGCTTGTCGATGAGCTTCCCGCAGTACTCGCAGGGCCGGGGCTCGGGGGCGGGGCCTGCCCGCCCCCGATGCCACTCGGCCATGCACATGCGACACCACTTGCCGTTTCGGCGTTGGCTTGGCATGAAGTCGTCGGCCGGCATGGTGGTCTTACACCGGCCGCAGCGGTACTGCGGTTGATCTGCCATCCCCCAACCGTACTAGACGGAAGGGTTTAGTTCAGATCAAAAGGTGGGCGTCACCAGGCCGGTATCCGTCACCGTGCTGATCGACTTGGGCTGGCGGCCGGCGGTGAACGCCGAGTAGCCGTAGACGACGAGCTTGACCGACAGGTTGCCGCCGTTGGTCTCCTCGAACTTGAGGTACCGGGGGGCGCCGTCGCCCTCGTGGAAGTGCACGAAGTCGAGGTTGCGGGCGAAGATGATCGCGTCTTCGGTGCCGCCGCCGAGGGTGGTGGGGATGTTGGCGTCGGTGACGAC